GACAGCAGCCCGGTGGGCAACGGCCTGCCGTCGGTGATCCGTGACAGCCAGATGAGCATGAGCGCGGCGACGCGCATGCTGCTCGACAACGCCGGCGTGGTGTGCGGCCCGCAGCTGGAGGTCAACTCGACGCTGCTGCGACCGGACCAGGACATCACCAGCATTCACGCCTACAAGGTGTGGGAGCGCGAGGACGACGGCCTGACGGCGCAGTACCCGGCAGTGCGGCAGATCCCGATCGACGGCCACCTGTCGGATCTGATCCAGGTCATCCAGCTGTTCATGGCCTTCGCGGACAGCGAGTCGTTCGTGAATCCGCAGACCGGCGGCGATGTGCAGCGCGGCAGCGGCGAGCCGATGCGTACGGCGGCCGGGGCGTCCATGCTTCGCGGCGAGGCGGCGCTCCCGTTCAAGGACATCATCCGCAACTTCGATACCTTCACTCAGTCGGTCATCTCGTCGCTCGTGACGTTCAACAAGAAGTTCAACCCGGACGCGGCCAAGGCCGGCGACTACAACGTTGTCGGTCGCGGCGCATCAAGCCTGATCGCCAAGGAAATCCGCGGGGTCCAGGTGGATTCGCTGGTGACCACGCTGACGCCGGAGGAGATGGACCACGTCGACGATCGCAAGCTGGTCGAGGCGCGGTTCGCAGTGCGCGACATGACAGACATCCTGGTGCCGCCGGCGGTGGCGCGGCAGCGCAAGGAAAGCCGGTCTGCGAAGATGGCCGAGATGGAGGAAATGCAGAAGCAGACCATCCAGGCTGAGGTGCGCAAGACGCTCGCGGACGCGTTCAAGGGCATTACGCAGGGCCAGAAGAACGCCGCCGCTGCGGACAGCACCAGCGTCAAGGCAGCCACCGAGGCGCTTAATGCGCTCGCGGGTGGCGTCGGCGACGAGAACGATGCTCCGGCAGCGGGAGGCAGGATGAATGGTGCGCGCAACTAAGGCTCAGCGGGAGGCGCTCCTGCAGGAGCTGCATCGTCGGCGCGATCAGCCCGACGTAATGGCGTTTCTCGACCTGCTGGGTGTGATGCTTGACGAGTGCAAGAATGCGCTTGTTACTTGCCCAGCAGAGGAATTTCTGGCTATGCAGGGCGAAGCACAAGCCTACGACCGACTGATTAAGCTGGTGGCACGTCCCCCAAGCAACAGCAGAGGATAGCGCAGCATGTCTGCAACGACACAGCCGGCCGCCGAGACGACCCCGGCGCCGGATACGTTCCTGGAAGCCTTCGATCGCTTGTCCGAGCTGGCCGACGACGCGCCAGCGACGGATGTGGCGGCTGCAGCTACTGCCGGTACTGAGAGCCAGGACACGACTGCGCCGGCCGCGGAGACCGTCGCAGGTGCCCCCGAGGGCGAGGACACGGCCGCGGAGACCGTCGCAGGGGCCGAAGGCGAAGACACGGCCGCGCCGGCGGCCGAAAGCGAGGAGCAGGAGCCACCGGAGACCGACGACGACCTCCTGAAGCGCCTTAGCGCTCTCGTGCGCAAGGCTCCGGCTGCGGAGCCGGAGCCTACGCCGCCTGCGCGCGCAGCCGAGCCCGCCGAGGAAGTCCAGATCTACACCCCCGAGGAGCAAAAGATCCTTGAGGACTACGTGAAGGACTGGCCGGATGTGGCCAAGGCCGAGCGACTGGCGCGTCGCGCCGAGTATCGGCAGCTGGTCGATTTCGTGTTCAAGGAAGTGGCTGGCTACCTACGGCCGGTCGTCGAGCAGGTCGAGGTCGTGGCGACGCGCACCCACCTAGCGGACCTGCAGTCGAAGGTCACCGACTACGATGATGTGCGCGACAAGGTGATCGGGTGGGTCAAGGAGCAGCCGAAATACTTGCGCACCGCCTACGAGTCTGTCATCACTGAGGGAACGGCAGATGAGGTCGCTGACCTTGTAAGTCGTTGGCGTGCAGAGACGGGCGCGACGGTGAGCAAGCCGACCACCTTCTCGAAGCGTCAGAGCGAGACCGCACTGCCCCCGGCTGCCAAACAAGCGGCTGCCGCGTTGGCCCCAGTCGGTTCCAAGCGGTCGGCGCCGAGCGCCGGAATCGACCCTGGTGACTTCCAGGGCGCTTTCGAGATGTTCGCTGCCGACAAGGCATGAACCATGATTGGAGGGACCAGATATGGCCCAGGTGACCGGCTACGGTGACATTTCCCCCGCGGTGGCGGCCTACTCCGTCGTCCGCATGCTCAAGCGCGGGTTCCCCTACCTGCAGCTCGAGAAGTTCGGCCAGAGCTACCCTCTGCCGACCAACAACACCCAGACCGCCAAGTTCCGGCGCTACTTCCTGAGCGGCGCGACCGGCTCGGCCGGCGCGAACTCGAGCAACTTCTTCATCCCGGTGGCGACCACGCCGCTGGTCGAAGGCGTGACCCCGTCCGGCAGCAAGCTGGCGAACCAGGACTACACGGTGACGCTGGGGCAGTACGGCGACTACGTGACCATCACGGACGTGGTGATGGACACGCACACCGACCCGGTGCTGCAGCAGACGATGGACATCCTGGGCGAGCAGGCGGCGCTGACCGTCGAGACGCTGCGCTACAACGTGCTGCGCGCCGGCACCAACGTCTTCTACGCGAACGCCGTGGCCGGCCGGAGCAACGTCATCACCAAGATCGGGATCGCCGATCAGCGCCGGGTGACCACCGCGCTGAATCGCCAGAACGCGAAGAAGATCACTTCGGTGGTGGCCTCGTCCCCCGACTTCAACACGAAGTCGGTCGAAGCAGCCTATGTCGCCGTGGCGCACCCGGACTGCGAGACCGACATCCGCGAGATGCCGGGCTTCAAGCCGGTGTCCGACTACGGCGGGCACACGACCCCGTGGGAGGGTGAGATCGGCTCTGTCGAGCAGGTCCGCTATCTGACCTCGACGGTCATCGCGCCGATTCCCGACGTGGGCGGTACCGCGGTGACCAACGGCCTGCGGTTCACCACGTCGAACTCGGCCTGCGACATCTACCCGATCATGTACTTCGCGCGCGATGCATTCGGCATCGTCCCGCTGAAGGGCAAGTCGTCGATGACGCCGATGGTGGTGAACCCGAAGCCGGCCCCCGGCGACCCCCTGGGCCAGCGCGGCACGGTGGGCTGGAAGCTCTGGACGGCGACGGTGATCCTTCAGGAAGCCTGGATGGCTCGCCTCGAGGTCGGCGCGACCGCCTGATCTGGGACGGGCGGGGGCTGATGCTCCCGCCCACCCTCGACACCCACCCATCTGACAGGAGGGCCGATCATGGCCGCAGTCACCGCAACCTCGCAGTCCGCCGGCGTCACCAACTTCGCCTCCGGCTCGTTCACGTCCGACAACACCATCACCACGGTGGCGTGCGGTTTCCGCCCGCGCCTCGTGAAGGTCTTCAACACGACTGACGTGATCGTGTGGGAGAAGTTCGAGGGCATGGGCGCGACCACCTGCATCAAGACGGTCGCCGCCGGCACCACCACGGCCGACACGACCACCGCGATCACGCTGACCGCCAGCGGCTTCACGCTGGCCCAGGCCGCTGTGGGCAACTCCAAGGCGATCTCCTGGATCGCGTTCGGCTGACGGCAGGGCGGGGGCACACCGCCCCGCCCACCCCATTTCCGAGAGGCGACGATGGCGAAGAATGAGGAATTCCCGGTCATGCGCGGCGTGAAGAAGGGCTCCGTCGACGCGGCGACCACTGTCGTGATCGACGAGGATGAGAGCGACATGCAGCCGCAGGGCGAGTTCCTGGCGCCCGCGGACGTTGCACAGCCGGCGCAGGCCGGGCGCACGCGCATCGTGCTCGAGGAGAACGACGACATCCCACCGACCGGGCTGTTTGTGGGCCTGAACGGCACCGGGTATCTGATCCGTCCCGGTGAGCCGGTCGATGTGCCGAGCGGCGTGATCGAGATCCTCGACAACGCGACCACGATGGTGCCGCAGGTCGATCCGCAGACCCGGCAGGTGCTCGGCTATCGGCCGCGCATGCGGTTCGCGTACCGGCGCGTCGCGTAAGGGCTCCAGCCCATGAAGCTGCAGGATCTCCTGACTGAGCTGCGGGAGAACATCCTGCACGATCGGTCGGACCAAGTGTCCGGCGAGACGGATCGGCTGTGGAGCGACGCCACGCTGGTGCGGTACATCAATGAGGCGCAGCGTCGGTTCGCCCGCGTCGGAATGGTGCTGCGCGACGCCAGCACTCCCGAGGTGACCAAAGTCACGCTGGTGGACGGGCAGGCCGAATACACGCTCCACGACTCGGTGCTAGCGGTGATGTCCGTGCGGTACGAGACGGAGGAGCTCGATCTGACGCGGCTCGACCACTCGACGATTGCTGAGGGTCGCCAGCGGGCGTACGGCACCGCGATGTACGACGCCAATCAGGTACGTCTGCTGCCCCCCGGCAAGCCGCTGGGGTTCACGACCGACGAGCAGGTCGCGGAGGACGAGGAGACCCGGCGCTCCGCGGTGCACCTGCGGGTGTACCCGGCGCCGACGGCGGAATACGACGGCAGCGTGCTGAGGCTGCGGGTGATGCGGCTGCCGCTGGAGGATCTCAGCGCCGCCCGGCTGAACGCCGAGCCCGAGATCCCCAGCATGCACCACGTCGAGATGCTGGACTGGGCGGCCTACCTCGCGCTACGTATTGTGGACCACGACGCGGGCAACCCGGCCCGCGCACACGAGTTCCGAGCCATG